TCAGAGTCTGGCTCTATGGGGCATGTATGGGACACTCTCTGTCAACTGCTTATTGAGTAGTTCTATTTGCCCGATATTGTTATCTTCCATCCATGCACCGTAAACGTTGAATACCATTTGTGCATTTGCATGGCCCATTTGGTTTGCTATGAAGCTTGGATTCGCTCCTGCCGATAATGCCCAGCAGGCATAAGTATGCCTGGACTGATAGGCTTTTCTGTGCCGCAGTCCTGCTCGCCTTAATGCAGATGCCCAGGAATCTCTGATGGAATCTGCTTTATAGTGGTGGCCGACGTGCTGGCATTTTTTCACCAGTTGCGGATTAAAAACAAACGTGCATTCATGGCTTGTGCTGCGTCCGAACTCCCGCAGTTTGACATCAATTTGATATTGCTGGTCAAACCTTGTCATTTCAGCCTGGCTTTTCAGGGCATCAACAGCTGGTTGAACAAGATGAATAACACGATCAGTTCCCGCCTCTGTTTTTGGTAGAGTGAACTCCCCGAGTTTTGTATAATTACGACGGATAGTCATTGTTTTAGCTTTTAAATCAATATCCTCCCAGGCGAGAGCTATTAGCTCACCGTGACGAATGCCTGTGTATACTGCTAAGGACCACAGGTTTTTCGTTTGTTGATGGTGACAGGCATCAATAAAGCGAATAAATTCGTCACGCGTGAGCGGATCTGGCTCTGTTCTGGATCTCTTTAATGGTGTCAGCCCGTTAAATGGGTTTGACACGATATAGCCGTTATCAGCCGCAAATTGAAACATTCCTGCAATTGTCGTCATGTAGTAATTAACCGTAACTACTGACCTTCCTTTAATCGGCGTTGTTTTTCCGTTAGAGAGATTATGATACCCGGTTAACAAGTCTTTCCTGATAAACAGTAAATCTTCCTTTGTTACCGACGAAGCAAGACGTTTTTCCCCTATGCGAGGAAGCATGTTTCTCACCACGGATTGATACCGACTGAATGCATTACTTCCTATCTCAATTTTCTTAAGGTCCAGCCATTTTTCCGAAAGTGCCTTAACGGTTATCTCTCTTTTTCCCAGACCAAAGTGTTTCAGGTTAGGGGAATTAGGGAACTGCGCGGCGTAGTCGAAACTCCCCATTCTGATTGCAAAACAAACGGAAGTGCGAAGTTCACCAGCGATCTTCCGGTTTTTGGCTGTGTCAGGAACACCGAGGTTTTCTCTGACACGTTTGCCATTATAGTGAAACCATATACGGAGTGATCCTCCATGGTTTTCAACGCCTGTCGGGTATGATGCGTTACTCATTAAACCTCCCAGACGTCCAGGAGCATTAACAGGTTAACCGGAACTTGCATTTTTGGCACCTGGTTGTTTCTGGTTTTCGATCCATCGCATAATTTCTTCGATGTTGTACAGGCATTCACTGTAGTGCCCCGGATCACCTTCTACAGCGTAATGGCGGTATTCTTTTCCCTGCATCCATGACTTTCTTCTTGCCCGCTCAATGGTGCCAGGCTTTAGCCCTGTTGATGCAATGAGGACTCTCTCCGTACACCATTTGCTGGGGGTTATCTGATAGATGATTGTCTGCATGCCAACCTCATAAAACTTTCATCCACGGCAGTGGCACCACACTTCAAACATTCGCTTCACAACTTAACGACAGTAGAAGCCGTCAACATCTCGCGTCAGGTCATAGCGATTGCCGTAACGCTGGTGGACCCATCGTTCAAATGCTTTATTCATTCTTTACTTCCTTTTTATGGCTCGTAATTTTTTCAGGTGCTTTTCCTGCTCAGTGTCCGCGAGAATTTTGCGGTACTCCTGGTGGTCAATATGTTCGAACAGGCAGTTTAACTCACCAATGCGTACCCGCCCGGATCGTCCGTCCATCCGTCGAAAGAACACTGAGTGCTCAGTGATGCGAGTAATCACCACGGGGTATCCAGCTCTGTCCGTGTATATCTGACCGCGTTGAATCAAAGCGAACATGTGGTTATCCCCATCGACAAATCGAGAACACAACAAACGCTGCTGCGAATACCACCCCCAGAGTTACGATTGCATCAGGCCAGCTCATTGATTCACCTCCTGCCTGTCGTCCGGCATTCGCTCACTACAGCTTATCCAACCATCCGGAGTTACCGGAACTTGTGGAATGGCTGTCTGCTCTCGAACGTCATTAGGCGCTATAGGTTCTGCTGCCAACTGACTGGCATATTTGTTAATGGTAACGATAAGCTCTTGCTCAGCCTCATCCAGACAATCACCGATACCTCGCCTGTCACCGTCAAAATCATCGAAATCGGCACGAATCCTGGCAACCTTCAGGATTGCGGACAACACCTCACTAGGAATTGCCGGATAGTTGGTTGACGTTTCCGCGATTTCCCGAAAATTATTGGTTGACGAATTCTTGTTTTCCCGAAAGTTTCCGGACTGAAGCATGGCGGCGCGGCAGGCGTTCCATATTTCGGCAGCAATATCGCGCTCGCTATCGGTTAATTTGTACGTTGAAACATAGCCAGAGAGCATTTCTACGTTTTCCGGAGTTGCTTCTTCAGGCACTACCGGTGCTGGCTCACGTATTACAGGCTCGCCCATGCGTGATTCTCCCTGCGCCTCTTTCACCATGTGGTCATTGATTTGCTCCAGTCGCCGAACGTGCTCATCAGCTTCAAGCGCTCGCCGTTTCCAGATGGACAGGTCTTCACGAGCGCCCTGATATGCGTCACCGTATTCGCCGTTAAATACTGGCGCTGGCGGGGCGATGCGTCCAAGCAACTTATTTACCTCTTTCGCCATCGCGTCATATTTATCTAAATAGCGATTAGCTTCTAAGCAGACTCGGTGCATCTGATCTGAGTTAACTCGTTTAACTGGATCTGCTTCCAATGATGCCAGTGCAATCCGTGCCAGTTCTTCCGCTTCTTCTGCTGGCAGTACAACGTTGCTACCCGGTCCGTATGTTTCGCGCCACTGCTTGATTGTCAGCAGTCGCCCTTTGGTAATAGTGATCATGCCGCGTTTCCTTCTTTCTTATTAACAATCACACCGTCATATATTTCATTAAGGTGCCCTCTCAACTCCATGCGCCTTAATGCAGATAACATGTAATCGCATTCAACCTGCTTATTCCCGGTAAATGGCTTATCGTCAGGATTACCCCAACAGCAATTACCCCTGGGCCATCCATGTACTTTCCGTACTCTTCCGTTAACAACGTGAAGTAATCCCCAGCCGGGAGGTAAATCCTCAACTGAAATAATTTCCGGCTCACTAATAAAGAATCGCCAGTCGCCCATGCCAAGTGAGGGATTTTTACGGAAACGCTTTTTTCTATCTGCCAACAAGTCAGCACGAGAACACTTCGCCTCTATCAGGCATGATGCTGAATTTCTGAATCCCATAGCATCTGGCTGTTCTCCGGTACTGGTTACAGCAACAAAGCGGTCATGAAAGCAAACCTTGAACCCGTTGCGCTTAAGGAACTTGTACGCAATCTGACAGAGTTCGTGGTGTGTTAACGCCATATCACTCTCCTTTGATGCGAATGTCAGCGACGCGTAATGCGTGTTCTAGGTCAATCAGGTAAAGCCAACTGCCATTTTCTTTAGGTATCATGACTTGTCGCTCATCTGCATTTATCGGGTGTCCATATCGAAGGTCGTAGCGAGTCGGTAATTGAACTTCCCGCGCTTCCAGTTCAGCAATACGCTTGCACCCATCAGAGATAACTCCCTCGTAATACTCGCGCTGCTCGTTGAGTTTTGATTTTGCTGCTTCAAGCTCAACGCGCAGCTTCCCAACCGTAAGCGCAATATCCTCGTTCTCCTGGTCACGGCGTTTGATGTATTGCTGGTTTCTTTCCCGTTCATCCAGCAGCGCCTGCACTACTTCAGGGTTGAAAGCTGCGATATAACGAGCGTTGTTCTCTGCGTTGTTCTGTCCATCAAAGCCGGTCCATTTGATAACGTCTTCACATCGTTTATCACCAGGTGTATGCACCGCATATGTACCAGTACCAGACGAAATAAATGCGACCCATTCACCCTGTGTTGCCAGTTGCGCCGCTTTACGCAGTGCCTGATAGTCAATCTTGCTCACTGGTTGCCTCCTTTGCGGATCTGCGCTGCGATGCACGAAAAAAAAGACTCCCGCGTATGACTGTTAAGAGCTGGCGCGAACGCTGCGTTAAGAACGGCAGCATCACAGCCGTCATCGATATAGAGCGCAATTTTTTTCTCCAGGCGCGCTTTGGCTTCCTGCAACTGCATACCCCGGCACGCACGCGGGATATAATCAGCAATTTGAGCGATAGCTTTTTCGTTCTGTTTAAACATGCTTCACCTCGATAGGCTTGATGGTGTCTAACAGCAGTCGGCGGCGCGTATTTTCTGCAAAGTGGCGGCGTCCAGTTTCTTTGTGGTAAAACTCGTTTTTGCCGACGACCCACATCCGTTCTGTTTGGTGCAATTTTTTTACCTGCGGTCCATCTTTGGTGATCACGGTACCGGTATGGGTTTTTACGATTGTCATGCCACTACCTCTTCGAATTTCAACTCCAATTGGTCACCCCAGATTTCACATGATTCGGAACACGAACCAGTATCAAACCGCTTGGCCAGCACCATCGCCTGATACAAACTTCTGTAGTCGCTGTCGGCATACATTCTGGCAATCCTGTCAAGCGTCAGGTGACCACGGTACATAACGTCTTTACCTGTTCTGCGATGACCATCCCGGACGTGTTTGCCTGTAACCAGTTCATTAAAAACCCGCATCAGACCAGGTTCGTCTTTACATGCGATCCCCAGCTTTTGCGTTGACTTTTTGATGCAGAAAACACAGTTCCCGAGGTGCTCCGGGATTTGCAAATCAAAAGGTTGTTTACGCCACCACCGGATAACATCCGACTTATCAAAATCTGACAGCTCGGCAAGATACCGGACGCCCGGTTTCGGTTTCAGCCTACGGTGTTCGTCCGCACGAATACCCAGCCATGTGATGTAATTCCCTCGCCCAAAATGGTCATCGCAATATTTCGTGAAAGGGGTGAGTTTTAGCCTGTCAGTACAGAATGCGCCGCCGATGTATGGCGTACCGTACTTTTTAACCATGTCCATAAACGGTTTAAGCACCGGCATTCGCGTCTGAATATCCTTTGGTTCCCATTCCGTATAACCATTTGGCTGCCCAAGCTCTGGATTTATATCGACCTGCAACACAGTTAGCGGTATGCCCCAGAACTTCACAACCTCCCGAATAAAGCGGTATGTCAGCGGATGTTCGCAACCGGTATCCATAAAGATGTAGCAGACGTTATTGCCAGCCTTTCTTTGTTCTTCCATCAGGTGAACAAGATATGCAGATGTTCTCCCGCCAGAAAAACTAACTACATGAGTTATGCACATTTGCGTAATTCCGATAACTCGTTGAAGCGTTCCATAAACATCCCGTAGGCATGGCCCGGTGCCAGTGGAATCACTTTGAACATCTCTGTTGCCGGGATACCTTCCAATACAGGCCAGAAAGAGCCATCATCAAGTCCGAGATCGCGGCGTTCGGTTGCCAGCATGATGAGATCGGCATATTTCACTGGCGTGCTCATAACAGGAGGTAACCCGTATTTCTCACGGATTACGGCGTCTATTTTTTCTTCCATCCGTTTATAGTCAGGAAGAAGTCGTTTCAGTGGTGCGGGGATGTCCTGGCAATACGCTTCTGTTGCATCATGCATTAACGCTTCAAAAGCAAATTCCTGCGGCACCAGCTGGCTGCAAAGCACCGCATGCTGGGCGACACTGTAGAAGTGTGAAAGATGTCCTGCAAAGCGACAGATATTTGAAAGGGAAACCGCGATATCGTTAATCACGATGTCGTCTTTATTTATCTTGTCATAATAAAAATGCTTCCCGGAAAAAGTTTTAATAAATGACATTTCGTTCTCCACTTTATATGCGCTGCACCGCGCTGAATTCGGGTAAAAGGAATCCCGCACCATCCGGCGATTATTGAGTTAATTACGTTTCCATAAATGCCCCCGCAGGAGCATTTGCAGTAATGAAATCAGGCGGTGAAAGTACCAATAAAGGTTTCTACTTTGCTGTCTTTGAATTTCTCAACAAGCAGATCACGAAATTCGTTAGCCATTTCTTCCTGCACTGCTTCCAGCTGAATAATGCGCAGAACCAGTACAGGACGATCGCCAGTGATAATGCTGAGGCGTAATTTAAATGGACGTTCTTTCAGACCTTCAAACGGAACGCATTTAAATTCAAATGCCACTGGCATAATATCTTTGGTCTTCGCTTCGACAGACTCCATCAGGGAGCGTTTGCCGCTGAAGTCATTGTCTTCAAAATCAGCAGTCTGGTTCGCTTCAATTGTGATTTTACGGACTGCCGCAGCCGCTTTTGTTGCCTGAATGGCGTCACCATTAGCATCAAAGCCCACAAGGTAGTCGGCCCAGTCTTCAATCCATTCTGCCAGTGACTTCTGGGAGTTACGCTCGCCGTTAACAGACAACAGAGCAGAGAACTGTGCTGTCTTTTTCAGTTTGAGAGTGGCGGTGTTATCTGCGTGACCTGGTTCATCAATAGTACCCAGGTTAAGCACACTGACGGCACGCATATTATCGGCATCGATAAAGCAGCGGGTGCCTTCATCTGCAAGATCTTTAGAATAACGGGTAAAGTCATCGATGCTGGCAGTGGAAAGCGCACCACGGAAACGGAAGCGATTTAAATTAAATTTTTCCAGATCATGAATGCGGAAATTTTCAGGTAATGCCACTGCGTCGGCACCAATCTTACTGATAATTTCATTAACACCCTGAGCAGAAATAAGGGCATGGATTTGATTAATTGCGGTTGCGTCTAAGTTCTGAGACATAATAAGTCCTCACTATATTAAGATATTCAGTGATGAGATAAATAATCAGTTAATTAAGAACGATATTAATGACCTGCTGCGCGGAGTTTTCCGTCAGGCTCACCGGCAAGAGTCAGTAATTGTCCCTGGTCTTCCTGCAGAATAGTCAGGCGACCACCGCGATTGACATACATCGGCGTTTCGGTGGTGTCTTCTTCGGAAATTTTCCCGCGGTTAGTCGGGCGAACATATGAGAGTTTGTGTTTGATTTTCACACGGTTCTCATCAAACGGTTCGATTTCCAGGTTGAGCGAGACCTTACCTTTGGTTTTCGTGTTCATCACACCGGAAGCGACTTCACTGAGAACTGCGCCGATTTTTGTTTCAAATACGCCGCCGTCCAGCTCCCCGATAAATGCCTGCACATCAGTACTGCGTTCGCTAGCCATTTTGTTGCTCCTCATCATATCGACCCTGCAAGGTCGGTTGGTTTCTCCACAAAACAGAGAAGAACACCTGCGGTGGCAGCCGCCCGGATGGATTGGGTTATGAGCCCGTCGTCCGGTGATGCTCTTCTCTGTTTTGTAAAAAGAGCGGTACCAGCCGGAAGCAAGTGTACAAACTGGTACCGCCAAAGCAGTGGCTGTTGTGGTGACCGGTGCTGATCTCCGGCTTGCGGTTATTTCAGACTCTCACGGGCGTTTAATTGCCCCGCCGAACAGCTCTTTTCCGCAATAGCTGCAATGTCTTTCGCGCATCAGCCTGCGCATTCACCACAACGCTGAGAGCACTTAGCCAGTTACGGCACCACACTTTGTCGCGGTTCCATAAATGCCCTCATCGTTGCACCCTGGTCTCTTCCCAGGTGTCAAACCGAACCGCCACGCTGGTTAGGCGTCTTATCAGCATCATCATTGACTTGCACATTCCGGCTACCTGGTTTGTTTGCCCGAGCAAGGAGTGGATTGTCCCCTTTAACGTCCCCAGACCGCTAACGACGCATGTGCCATACGCCGTGTTACAACCAAATTTTGTTAGTACCTTGTTTGTATGTCTGGAAAGAAAGATAAAATGAAGTTGCGCATTATGCAAGTGTTTTTATTGCGAGATATGCAATTTGGTGAGTAATGAAAAGCCACCTTCTGGTGGCTAATTGATATTGAGGTAGGGGGTTAATTGTGTCGCTTAAGGGTTTGTGACTGACTGATTAAGACCTTTCCAAAGACCATAAACCGATGTTCGTTTTCGCTGGTAATTCCCCATTCGCGGTAAATCTGATTATCAGAAATTACCAGCAGTTTATCAGGTATCATTTGCAGTCGTTTGACGTAAATTTTATCATCAAAACCAAATACATATATACCATCCCCATCAAACTGATTGATACTGATATCAACGAAGATGAGATCTCCTGGCTCAATGGTTGGACACATACTGTCCCCACGAACGTTGATAACTTTAATGTGATTTGCTGGTCGTCCACCAAACATCGATACAGCATTATCAGTTCTGTATTCAATGGCATGAATCACATCAATGACATCACCGCCCTGGATAAGGCCATTTCCCGCACTGGCACTGACATCCAGCATTTCAATACGGAATACATCCTTCACCTGCGCAACATCCTCACTAATACTGTTTTTACATACAGTATTACTTTTGAGGTCTGAGGTAAAGAGATCAGCAATATCAACACCTAAGCTCCTGGCAATATTACTCAGGGCTTGTTCAGTGAATTGTTTCTGCTTACCTGTTTCGAGGCGCGAGATATTCGCCGCATCCACTCCTATTGCTTCAGCGAGATCGGCGATTTTCATGTTCTTCGCCTGGCGAAGTTGTCTGACTCGATTTCCTATGTTCATGCGTTTATTACATTTCTTTATTGCGCGTTAAGCAAATCAACTTGCGCAAAATATTTGCGTGAAATAATATGCTCATCACGCAATATGTGGAGGTTATATGCAATCACCATTACGGAATGTGCGTAAGGCGCACGGATTTACTTTGCAGCATGTTGCTGCGGGCGTTCAGGTCAATCCAGCGACGCTGAGTCGTATTGAAAGACTGGAACAAATTCCATCTATCGATCTTGCAGAACGTCTGGCCAATTTTTTTAAGGGTGAAATCAGCGAAATGCAGATTCTTTATCCGGCACGTTTTCAATCTAGCCAAAACCAGAATGGGTTTAAACCACAGGAACAGGAGGTAAGCCGTGGGTAAGCATCACTGGAAAGTGGAAAAACAACCTGAGTGGTACGTGAAAGCTGTCAGAAAAACTATCGCGGCATTGCCTGGGGGTTACGCTGAAGCTGCTGACTGGCTGGATGTAACAGAGAACGCTTTATTCAACCGCCTTCGTGCAGATGGCGATCAGATTTTCCCGCTGGGATGGGCAATGGTTTTACAGCGTGCGGCTGGCACTCACTACATTGCGGATGCTGTCGCACAGTCTGCTGGTGGGGTGTTCGTATCGCTTCCTGAAATTGAGGCAGTAGAGAACGCCGATATAAACCAGCGCCTGCTGGAAGTCATTGAACAGATCGGCAGTTATTCCAGACAGATTCGTTCAGCAATCGAAGACGGTGTAGTGGAACCGCATGAGAAGACAGCAATTAACGACGAACTGTATCTTTCAATTTCGAAGCTCCAGGAGCATGCAGCACTGGTCTACAAAATCTTCTGCGCTCCAGAAAATAGTAACGCCCGCGAGTGTGCAGCTCCGGGCGTCGTGGCGTCGATTGCTTCTGGTTGTGGAGAAACTAACGCATGAATAGTTTAACGGCAAATAACCGTTTGTCGCAACAGCTGGTGGTCAGCGTCGCTGAACACCTGTTGTTACGGCATGAATGCAGATTACCAAATCACCTGGCTGTAAGTAACCACAGAGAACTTTACCTGACTGTGGGGGGCGAGTTGTGCAGGAACTTAACCGCTGGTTTCGTGACGGAAGAGGGCTTTATGTCCATGTTATTCGTTGGGAGCCAGAAACACAGCGCGTTATCTATCTTCGCAAAGACTACCCGCATGAGTGCTTTAGTCCTTTGTGGAAATTCAGGCGTGATTTTGTTGAGTGTGAAGGACCACCAGCATATTGATTCTGCCATTCCGGGACGTTACACTGTTCAGGCACCTTATAAAGCGGGTGCCGGGATTGGCGTCCTGAAATTGTCAACGGCGATGTATGACGCGCCAGCGTCTTTTTTATCGTCCGCATTTGCTCACATCCAGATTATGGTGGGCTGGGCGGGGGCACCGAAAGGTGCGCCGGTCTCCGTTGACGCCGGTTACGCCAACCCCGTCCAGTTCACCACCAGTGAAATTGGCGTTTCCGGTGGTGGAAGTTTTTCACTGTCAACGGAGGCTGCCATCATGGCTACGAACCCAGCCCTCACTCAACCTGAAATCACCATTGACAACGGCCAGGCCGTTACCACTTCTTTGGCTGTTGCCAACTCCTTCTCCAAGCGTCACGACGATGTGCTGAAAAAGATCCGCACTCTGGATTGTTCCCCAGAGTTTTGTGCCCGCAATTTTGCGGAGACATCGATTTCGGTAAATCAACCGAACGGTGGTACACGCAAGCTCCCTTGCTATCAAATCACCCGCGACGGTTTTGCGTTTCTTGCTATGGGTTTCACGGGTAAACGTGCTGCCCGGTTCAAAGAGGCATACATCAATGCCTTTAACCAGATGGAAAAACTGCTTTCAAAGCCATCCACGCTGAGCGATGCCGCAGATAACGCCAGCGTGCTTTACTCCCACCTGTCGGTAATCCACAAGGTCTGGCTGCAGCAGCTTTATCCCATGTTGGCAAAAGCCGAATCCCCGCTGGCTGTAAGTCTGTATGACCGCATCAACGACGCGGCGCTACTGGCCAGTCTCATAAATTTGTCGCTGAACCCTTCAGAGGTAAGGGGGCGCAAATGATCCGGAATATTTTCAAACGGTTTACCAATCAGACTTTCCGTTGTCCTCGTCCTGGTCAGTGGTACACCACGCCTGCAGGGCATGTTCTACGTGTCAGCCTGGTTGACCGTGAATGTCAGAAGGTGATTTGTGAACCGCTGGGCCGTAATTACCGCATCAGTATGCCGCTTATAGCCTTTTGCTCCGGAAAAATGTTTAAGCGTCTGGGAGGTGTGGCGTGAACTGTTTTCAGTTTGTGTGCGGATGTGCTTTCGATAACCCGATTCAGCGCCTGATTATGTTGCGCGTTTTGATGTCGGGTTCTTCAGACGGTGAAGGCGAGAGAGTTATTGATCATCAGGTGCTTGCTGATTTCTGCTGTTGTTCTAAGCAAGCGATATTCAGGGAAACCCTGGCACTGGAAAGAGCTGGTTATCTTCATATCCGAAAAATTGCAACGCTTACTATTGATGCAAAAGCCAGACTACAACCTGCGCGTGGCTACACAATTCTCATGCTGCGGAAGGAGGTTGTATGAGCCGTTACGCCCCCACACCGGAAGTTATGGCTATTGGTCAAATTAATATTTCCGGCAATGTTACACCTGCGACCTGGTGGAAATATATTCGACTACCCAGTGGGCGTCCGGATGCGACGGCTATCGCTCTGCTTTCAGAGATCGTTTACTGGTACCGCCCGACAGAGGTCAGGGATGAGCACACCGGAGCGTTGCTGGGATATCACAAGCGTTTTCAGGGCGACAAACTGCAAAGAAGCTACCAGGCGTTTGCTGAGCAGTTTGGTTTCGGGAAAAGGGAAACCGCAGATGCGCTGAAGCGTCTGCGCGATGCAGGGTTTATTACTCTGGATTTACGCACGGTGGAAATGCTCGATGGGGTGAAATGCAGCAATATTTTGTTTGTCGGGATCAACCCACAGGCAATTGCGGCCATCACCACACCTTCTTCTGTTTCGCCAGAAAGTAACAGCAATAATGCAATCAGCGATACAGCTATTACGTTAAAACGGAACACCCCCCGACGTCATAACGGAACAGGGGATACGCCGAATGTTGATACAAATACAGAGATTACTACAGAGATTACAACGGAGACTAAAAACACTATTGATGCATCCGCTGACGCGTCTGCGCCAGCGCGTTCTGCCCGACAGGAATATTCACCGGAATTTGAACAGGCCTGGCAGGAATATCCCAAACGTGCTGGTGGCAATTCAAAATCAGCAGCCTTCAAAGCCTGGAAAGCCCGTTTGAACGAGGGGGTAAACCCCGAAACCATGCTGGAAGGTGTGAAACGCTACGCGGGCTGGGTATCTGCGATGGGCAATAGCGGCACACAATTTGTGAAACAGGCTGTCACGTTCTTTGGTCCGGATCGTCATTTCGAAGAATCCTGGGAAGTTCCTGCGGTATCTGCAGCCAGACGCGAGGACCCGTACTTCAAAGCCAGTTACGACAACGTGGACTACAGCCAGATCCCGACAGGATTCAGGGGGTGATCATGAGTCTGATGAACGATGTACAGAAATTCATTGAAGCCCATCCGGGGTGTACTTCAGGTGACATTGCGGATGCTTTTGCTGGTTACTCACGACAGTGCGTTCTGCAGTCAGCAAGCAAGTTACGTCAGAGTGGCCGTGTGGCTCACTGTTGTGAAGGGAAAACACGTAGACATTTCCCACACCAGGCTGAGATATCGCAGGAGGAGAAACTGCAACCTGTTCTTGAAACCATACCTGTGCGCAATTTCTATGTCGGCACTAACGATCCCCGGGTGATTTTGTGCCTGACCCGCCAGGCGGAAGAACTGGAGTCCAGGGGCTTATACCGTCGTGCTGCAACCGTGTGGATGGCGGCATTCCGTGAAAGCCACTCCCAGCCAGAACGAAACAATTTTCTGGCGCGTCGTGAGCGGTGCTTACGGAAAAGCAGAAAGCGCGCTGTAGCGGGTGATGAGTGGTATCTGTCAGGGAATTACGTGGGGGCTTAATGAGTAATAAATATTGCCAGGCGCTGGTGGAACTACGGAACAAACCAGCCCATGAACTGAAGGAAGTGGGCGATCAGTGGCGCACGCCGGACAACATTTTCTGGGGAATTAACACCCTGTTTGGCCCGTTTGTTCTGGATCTGTTTACTGACGGTGATAACGCCAAATGTGCCGCGTATTACACGGCGGAAGACAACGCGCTGGCACATGACTGGTCAGAACGTCTTGCGGAGCTTAAAGGTGCTGCCTTTGGTAATCCCCCGTACAGCCGCGCCAGTCAGCATGAGGGACAATACATCACCGGCATGCGTTACATCATGAAGCATGCCAGTGCCATGCGTGATAAAGGCGGGCGCTATGTTTTCCTGATCAAAGCGGCCACCAGCGAAGTGTGGTGGCCGGAAGATGCAGATCATATTGCTTTTATTCGCGGGCGTATTGGTTTTGAACTGCCAGCCTGGTTTATCCCGAAAGACGAAAAGCAGGTGCCAACAGGTGCTTTCTTCGCTGGTGCTATTGCTGTTTTCGACAAGACCTGGAAGGGAGCGGCAATCAGCTACATCGGGCGCGATGAACTTGAGGCATGTGGTGAGGCCTTTCTGGCGCAGGTTCGCCAGCAGGCGGAAAAACTGGTCAGGGAGATGGCGGCATGACGACATTAACTCAATGCCAGCAGCAGGTGCTGGATATGCTGATTTCTTATCAGAAAGAACGTGGCTTCCCGCCAACCAATCAGGAGGTGGCAACCATGCTGGGATACCGTTCGGTGAATGCAGCGGTGGAGCATCTTCGAGCACTGGAGAAAAAAGGTGTCATCACGATAAAGCGTGGCGTGGCCCGGGGTATCACTCTTCATACCGCGGTGAAGGACGACGACAGCGAGGCGGTCGGGATTATCCGCGCCCTGCTTGCCGGTGAGGCAAACGCCAGGCTGCGTGCAGCCCACTGGTTACATGAGAGGGGCCTGAAAGTATGAAGCTAATACTGCCTTTTCCGCCCAGCGTGAACACGTACTGGCGACACCCTAACAAAGGGGCGTTTGCTGGTAAGAGCCTGATAAGCGCGGCGGGGCGAAAATTCCAGAGCGCGGCGTGTGCAGCAATAGTTGAGCAGTTACGTCGTCTGCCGAAACCAACGTCGGCACCTGCTTCAGTGGAGATCGTGTTGTTTCCTCCGGATAACCGGATCCGCGATCTGGACAACTATAACAAGGCGCTGTTTGACGCCCTGACCCACGCGGGTGTGTGGGAAGACGACAGCCAGGTGAAAAGAATGCTGGTGGAGTGGGGACCGGTTATCCCGGAAGGGAAGGTCGAGATCACTATCAGTAAGTACGAAAAAGCGAGTTGCAAATTAGCAACTCGGTAACGGAATTGAGCAACACCCTAAATTTGGGTATTACCTCGTTAAAGATACTGTATTTATGAACAGTGTATCCTTGATAACTATTAAAAATCGCAGTAAGTTCATCCTGCATCAACGAAAAGGGAGTGCAGTCCCGCTCGTGGATAAAAATTTGTGGAGAAACCAATGAATCAGTTGCTTGTAATTGATGGCGTTTCTGTGCGCCAGTACTTCGAATCTAACTACTGTCTTAACGACCTTCAGAAAGCTGCTCTTCTTGCCGCTGGTGAGAATCGCTCCTCCCGTTCGCTGGAAGCTCACGAGTTTATGCGTCGTCCTGAAACGAAGGCTCTTGTGGAATTATTGGAAGAAGAAACTACGGGAGATTCCCGTAGTATTCCTGTCATCACCATTCAGGGGCGCAATGGTGGGACGTATGTCTGTAAAGAGCTGGTCTATGCATATGCAATGTGGATCAGCCCGGCATTCAGCTTAAAAGTGATACGTACTTTTGATGCGCTTCATAATTCATCACCAGAAGAAACCACATCCGACAAAATTAAATCCGGGGTCATTCTGCTTGAATCAGCAGCAAAGACTCTAAATCTGTCAAACTCCTCGAAACTTGGTGCATACCAGAAATTATCAAAGGTAGCTGGTCTTCCTGAACTTATGCCGATCTATGCCATTGATGCACCTGCTGATGCGCCAGATGGTTCAAGCCGCCCTACGCTGTCGCTGAGTGCACTGCTGAAGCAGTATGGTATCCGCCTGACGGCTAATCAGGCATATCACCAGATGGTGAAACTGGGGATCGTCGAGCAGCGCGAACGATACAGCCGTACCGCGATTAACAACATCAAAAAATTCTGGTCGCTGACAGCGAAAGGCTGCATGTTCGGCAAGAACATCACCAGTCCTGCAAATCCGCGCGAGACGCAGCCGCATTTCTTCGAATCCCGATTCCCTGAGCTGTTAAAGCTGCTCGATACCGTTCACTGATGGGAGGCGTGGAGCATGAGAATTACACCACCCCATCTGCAGCCAGTTTTATCCAGGGTTAAACGTTTTGTTGAACGAATGCCGGAAGGCGCAACACTGACCCAGATATCACAGAAAGTGCAGGCGTACAGTCTACTGAATAAAAGGGATAAGGAGATACTCATTGGCATTATCCGCGACAGTGGACTTCTGGTCGTTGCGAATGATGGAAGAACTACAACGTTACATCATCCTAAATTTGGACATCAGGCAGTAAATAGTGAAATACCAGTAAAAACAGAGGAACCCGTTGTGATTAAAAAGACCGTTACTCCGGATGAATTACGCAGGCATGCTGAGGAGCTGATCAGGGCTGCGGAAGAAGCAGAGAAGAAATTTAATGATCGTGCGGAAATTAAAAAGCAACTGGATCCTCTGAAACTGGAAATCCTCCAGGCGTATGGAATGGCAAGTCGTAAATTTGATGAGTTTGTTGATGCTATGGCGGATATGGGGAAAGCGGTACAGAAACTGAAACAGATTGTGCTGTGAGGTTCTACGTTGAGAGCACTACTGACCCCTGAAATTGCCCCGCGTATGGGGATCGTATTGTTCAGGCCAGGTTCAGAGCTGATGCCCCTGTTTATGCAGGGGCGTGTCCTGCTGGAGCCTGAGCCGGAGCGTTATTCATCTTTCGCCAGTGGTGCCGTTCCGGCGGCATCACAACCGCTGGCGGATGATCCTGCCGTTCGGGCCGTGTTCCGCAATGAGGCGGTGATCCGTCGTGCTGGTGGCGTGGAATGCCTTGAGAGCTGGTTACTTCGTGAAAAGGGCTGTCAGTGGCCTCATTCCGACTGGCACAGCGAGAACATGACCACAATGCGGCACGCGCCAGGCGCAATCCGTCTGTGCTGGCACTGTGACAATCTCCTCCGTGACCAGTTCACGGAACGGCTGGAATCAATGGCAACGGATAACTGTGCCCGCTGGGTGTTGTCTGTTGTGCGCCGTGATCTTGGTTTTGATGACAGTCACGTTGTGACAATGCCGGAACTGTGCTGGTGGCTGGTTCGTAATGACCTGGCGGATGCCTTACCGGAAAGTGCAGCCCGTAAGGTACTGAGATTACCGAAGACGGTTGTGCCGTCTGTCACCCGGGAAAGTGACCTTGTGCCTTCGGTTCCCGCCACCAGTATTATCCGGGATAAAGCGAAAAAGGTGCTGGCGCTGAAAGTGGATCCGGAGTCGCCGGAGTCTTTTATGTTACGCCCAAAACGTCGCCGCTGGGTTAATGAAAAGTACACGCGCTGGGTTAAGACGCAGCCGTGCGCATGTTGTGGAAAACCTGCTGATGATCCCCACCACCTGATAGGTCACGGTCAGGGCGGAATGGGTACAAAAGCGCATGACCTCTTTGTGTTGCCTTTGTGCAGAAAGCATCACGACGAGCTGCATGCGGATACCGTGGCATTTGAAGAGAAGTATGGCTCCCAGCTGGAGCTGATATTTCGTTTTATCGATCGCGCGCTGGCGATTGGTGTGCTGTCCTGATTTTGTGGAGAAAGTTGATGCGTGATATTCAGATGGTTCTCGAACGCTGGGGGGCATGGGCGGCAAGTGGTAACGCCGGGGTGGACTATTCTCCGATAGCTGCTGGATTTAAAGGCCTTTTACCATCCACCGCTAAACCTCGCCCGGCCTGCAGCGATGATGACGGCCTTATCATCGAAAACTGCCTTACGCGCCTGAAGAAGAAAAAACCGGACGAGTATTCGCTGCTGGTAGCTCATTATCTGCTGCGCATATCAAAAAGGCAGATTGCCAGAACAAGAAAGAAGAGCGAAAAGGCAATACGAATTGAGATGCAGATTGCTGAAGGATTTATTGACGGATGTCTGTCGATGCTGGGTGTAAGGCTGGAGATGGACGACTGGCTGCCCAAAAAAGTAAAAAATGATTAG